TGTTACATTAACAAATAACGATAATGAGTTTTTAACCTTAAACAATATTACGCCATCTGCTTCATCTAATTACTTTATTCCTGGTGAAGTTGTTTATTCGGTCAAACCTCGCACAGGTGCAACAGAACCACTTGGTGGAGCTACTTTAAATTCTACAACTGTTACACAGGTAGCGGCTGATCAAACATATGTTATCGGCGACTTTGTTAAAATCGTAAGCGGAACTAATATTCAAATAGCTGAGGTTGTTAATATACCAACTGCAAACTCTTTTGTAATTAAATCGCCATGGCCGTACGCTAACGCAACAAGTATTTCTATTAATCCAGTTGTAAAAGGTAATATTTCAAATTATAATACAAGAACACCTGGCACGCTCCAACTCGAAGCAAGTTCTGCTACTGCTGCTAAAAAGTTTGTTTCAACAGAAACTGTTACAGGGTTTGATAGTTTAGTATCTGCAATAATTACGTCGGTTGATAATATCAATCTAAGTTATGTTCAGCCAATGATTATGAAAGCAAATGATTCAGTATCTACTACAACACTAGACGGTACACTCGTGCCACCAAGTGCTATAAATACTACATATACATCTACACTAGCATTTAATGATAATAATCATTTTAGTCAGAACGGTGCGATAGTTTATAGTAAATCAAATGATCCAACTCGTTCTAAATCGTTTGACTTTATTGTTAATATGGAAAATGCAAGTAATGTAACTTCAACACCGTTTATTGATATTGAAGCATCTAAGTTGATCGCTTATCAATATACACTTGACACAGACCAAGCAGAGTCTAGTAATTATATTTCTAAATCTGTTGAACTTGCTAGTGATTTAGACGCCGAAGATATAAATGTGTTTGTAACTGGTTATAGACCGGTTAATTCAGATATTAAAGTCTATATTAAAGCGCAAAATGCTTTTGATTCATCAGACTTAGATTCTATCGGCTGGACTGAGTTAGAGATGTTTGAAGGAGTGGGTACGTTCTCATCTAATTCAAATATTAGAGATTATAGAGAGTTCCAATATAGAATACCTGCAACTGCTAAAGTTGGTGGTCTACCTAGTGGAGCTTATACATACACCTCAAGTAATGGTACATTTAATGAGTTTAGGAAGTTTAAGATTAAAATTGCTTTAACTTCATCTAATATTCACAATGCTCCTACGCTAAGAGATTATAGAGCTATAGCGCTCACATAGGATTGAAATAAAATGAGTAATATAAAAAGAGATTCAACATCTGGAGCAATAGTAAATACAGATGTGTCCGCGCTGAATAAATATAAAGTAGAGCGGAATTATTATCGTAAAGTAGATAGGCTACAAGACGATATATTAGAAATCAAACGTAGTATTATCTCTATATACGAAAGAATCGAAAAACTGGAAAACAAGTAATGGCAAAGGCTAATTTACAGAATATTGCAACCTCTGGTACATTCCAGAACTGGTTTGATAAAACCAATGAGATTGTAAATATTATTAAGACTGATACTCTTACTGCTGGTGGCGATACTACTAACGGCAATGCTATCTTAGCTGGTAATTTTACAGCAACTAACGTTGTTGCTAATACTTTACTACAATCTGATAGTATCGGACCAAAAACTGGTGGAGCTACTATTCAGGTAAATGCTGACACCAAGATTAATGGTGCATCCCAGGCAGCCCTAATAGTTTCTCATGGTACTGGTGGACAAGCACAATTTACAAACGGTAGTATTACTTGGAATGCTGGTCTTAAAGATAGTAATGGAAACTTTATTATTGACACAGGTGCTGGAGATGATAAATTTAGTCTAGCAACTAATGGTATGCTTACTGTACCTAATTTAACAGCAATTGAAAATGTTACTGCAGTTAGTTTCATTGGTGATGGTTCTCAGTTAACGGGTGTTGTATCATCAGTTGCTGTTAATGAACTTACAGATGTTACAATTACAAATGCTTCATCTGGCCAAGTATTAAAATATAATGGTACAGCTTGGGTTAACGATACAGATTTTGACGGCGGCAGTAATGTAAACGCGCAAACACTCGATAATTTAGATAGTACCGCCTTTTTAAGAAGTAATGCTAACGATACTTATACAGGCACACTGACTGTTACTGGTGATATTAACCAAACCGGAGACTTCGGTTTAGCTGGTAAATTAACAGCAAGCGACTTAGAAGTAATTGGCTTAGTTTCGGTTACTGGTGATATTACCCAAGCCGGAAACTTAGCAGTAGATGGTGCATTAACTGTTACTGGTGATATTGTTACTAATTACAGCGGTTCAGACATCAGATTAAAAGAAAATTTAAAAGTTATAGAAAAACCATTAGAAAAAATTAGTGAAATTAGTGGTTATACATTTAATTATAAAGATAAACCCCGTGAAACTATTCCGGGAGTTGTTGCACAGGAAGTTGAAAAAGTGCTTCCTAATGTTGTATTTGACCACGAAAGAAATGGTGGTACATATAAAGCAGTTCGTTATGACCAATTGATCCCTCTATTGATAGAGTCGATTAAAGAGTTAAGCGACAAGGTAAATGATTTAGAAGATCAGTTAAAATCGTAATTTGTTAATGAGTACTCGAGTACTGACTTAATAAATAATAGATAAAAAGGGAATAAGATTAAATGGCAAAGATTTCAGAACTAGGTTCCATTACCGGTGCAAATACCAGGTCGGAAGACCTACTTGTAATTGTTAACCTTGTTCAAGGTGACGATGGTACCAAGAATATCTCAAGAAAAGAACTTGTACAAGCTATTCAGTACGAGATATTTGATCGCATCACTATTACAGGCGGAACGATCTCTGGCGTTGAGATGTCAGACAGTACTCTCGATAATGTTACAATTGATAACTCAAATATTGAAGATACTGATTGGATTCGTGGTACTATTGATACTACTGTTATTACAAATTCAGATGCTAACAATATTGTCATTACTTCATCTTCGTTTACTGACGGTTCGTTAGTAGCTTCTACTGGTGAACGCCTAACTATTGCTAATTCATCGTTCGACGATGGTACAATTACAAATAGTACTGCCAATAATGTTATCATAACTAATTCCGAGTTTAATAACGGAACTGCCAATGCAGTCGTAATAACAAATTCTGAGTTTAATAACGGCACAGGTAACAATGTCACATTAACAAATTCTATTATTGATGATTCATCAATCACTGATAGTACTGCAAACAATGTAACAATGACTTCTTCTACGTTTACATCTGGTGCGGTTGCTGATAGTACTGCAAACAATGTAATTATAACAAGTTCGTCATTTACTTCTGGTACATTGCTAGACTCAACTGGTGTTAATGTAGATTTAACCGGTTCAGATTTTTCAGATGGTACTGGCGCAAATAACATATTTACAGATACTGCTCTATTAAATGGTACTGCAAATAACTTCGTAATTACTTCATCACAGCTTAATGACAGCACTGTTAATAACACAATTATTACAAGTTCTGAATTTAACAATGGTACTGGTAATAACGTAACGTTAACAAATTCAACTATTGATGATTCTGTTTTCACTGATGGTACAATATCCAATACTGCTTTCCAAGGCACAATGCAGAATGTTGTAGCAACTGATATGACAATCAGAAGCTCCTCTGCAGATGGTTTATCTTCTAATAATTCAACCTTTGAAAATGGCTCGGTATCTGGTTCAACCTTTACCGGCGGAACAATAACAAATACGAATCTTGTAGACTTCGACATGAATTTGACGCAAGAGTTCGATGCGCCAATGGACGACGAGTCATACTTTGCTATTCGTAACGAAAGAACTGGTGATACTGAACAGATTAATTTCAACCAACTCTTTGATGAAGTTTCTAAGAAAACAGCTCAAGCACTTAAAGTTAATGTAGACGCTGGTTCTGGTGATGATACAAACCCAGGTACAATGATGCAACCAGTAAGAACACTGGAAAGAGCATTTGAACTTTGTTTAGAAAAAGCAGGTGGTGAATTAAATCGTAACGCAATTAATAACGCGGTTCACATTTCTGTTGGTCCAGGTACTTATTATACAAAGGGTAATCTTCAATTACCAGATGACTGTTCAATAACTTCAACTGCAGGTCAGTACGCAACTGTTATTGAAATGCTTCCTGGATTTGAAAACAATAACGGAATCTTAGTTGGTTCTGGTTGTTATGCCCAAGGATTCGGTTATCAGAACTTTAAAGTTGATAACTTTGACTTCCCAGAAGGTGGATTCGCGATTGCTTATCGACCTGGTGCTAAACTATTACGTTCACCTTACTTAAGAGATAGTACTCAGTTATCTAACTTCTTACGTCAAGATGTTGAGCCACCTCTTAACCCTTACAATACTAAAGGTACACTTGCTGACCTTGGTCAAACGTTTGTATTAGCAGCTGGTTTAACAGGAGCATGGGCTCTTGATGACGAAATTAAATTCTCATCTGGTGCTGTTGGTTTCCTAACTTGGGACGATACATTAGATACAGCAAAAGGATACACTGCTGATATAGCAGTTAACCGAACAATTAGAGTTCGTAATCTGAAAAACGGAATTGGTTTCGGAATTGGTGATACAATAACATCTGAATCTGGTGGTGCTGGTACAATTGAATCTCTTGGTATTGATGACTTCCCTAACAGAGAAGTTGGTCGAGGCGGTGGTTGTGTACTTGCAGACAGAAGAGTACTTGATCCAGACTCACTATATACTTACGTCTTATGTTTTGGTTTCACACCTCGTACTCAAAACGGTTTAGGTTATGTTGCAAGGGATGGTGCTGGTATTAACGGTATCGGTTCTCTATCAATCTTCGTACGATGTGCATTCTATGCCCTAAACGGTGGACAGATGACGCTGAACAACAGTGGTACTCAGTTCGGCGATATCTCAATGAGAGCAAAAGGAACATCACAGTTCTTCCAACCTAAAAATACTACTGCAACTATTGTAGGTAATACTGTATTCGGATCTTCCTTAATGGATAATTCTGACGACATTATTACAGACATGACTGAATACCTTACAGACTCAGTCGCTTCAGGCGGTTTAGGTTATACTGGTTACGACTCAGTTAAATGCGAACGTGATACTGGTATTATAATAGACGGTGTCGGTTATGACGTAGCAACTGATTCTAACTACTGGAGTAGACTAGCAGGTATTACTTATAGATCTCCAATATCATCTAAAGTTGTAGGCGATCAGCTAGAAGCAACAATAGGTGCTAATGTATTCCTACAGAGTCGTATTAATACTATATTTGCTAATGCTAATAACGAAATTATTCCAAGAGTAGATACAAGTTTCCAAGAGATGTACAACGTCGTTAAGTACGGCGAAGAAAACATGAATCCAATTATCTGGCAAGATACAACCAAACCACAGGTTGCTGCTAGAGAATTATTACAAGACAACAGACAGTTTATCACAGATACTCTTATTGATTGGATTGAAAATAACGAAGAGTTTTACGCATACGATAGTAAAGCATGTAGACGTGATGTATCTGATTACATCTTACCTGCTGTTAAAAACGACATGTTGTTTGATACAAACTATAACGCAGTTACTGCTGGTGAAGCATACTATATGGCTGCCGCAAAAACTGTTATTGAAAGTCAAAATAACGAAACTGTTGCTGCATATAAGAGACTTAAAGATCAAACTAACGAGTTACTTGACGGTGATTCTTATGAAGCTACTGCAAGAACAGATGCTGCGTTTGATGAAATATTAGAAATACTCGAAAACAAAAATACAGCGTACACACCAACTAAGGCAACTTACGACGCCGCATCTGGTAAGATGGTTATAACATTGAACACAAGCAAGAAGTTTAATGTTTCTAATGCTACTTATAACCCTGCATCCGGTGTAATGACTGCAACGATTGGTACTCACGAATTAGTAGTTGGTGATTATATCAGATTTAAACCTGCGTCAATTACATTTAGTTGTAATGCTGGTTCAGGTGTACAAAACCACGCAGTTCCTGAAGCTCATCACCCATATTATAACAAGCCAGTTAAAATTACTAACGTGTCTGGTAATGTTATAACAATGAATGTTGGTTACGGTGGTGCTAATGGTCAACAAGTTCACACATTTGTTTCGGCTGCTCCACAAGCGATTAGCTCAAGTCACGGTTTAAGTACTGGCAGAAAAGTACTATTGAGAACTGGCGGTTTTGTATTTACTTGTTCAAGAGATAATTACTTAACAAGACACGCATATCCAAGAGCGACTGACCCTGCTGCAGGAGCTCCTCTTGAAGTATTAGGTGCTAACGAAACATCGATTACAATTAATGTTGGTGTATCGGCAATAGTTGATGAACATAGATTTGTTGAAGCTTTATCAAAATCTGTATCAATCTTAGGTGCTGATATTAGATGGAGCGAGAATGCTTCAATTGCTGCTGATAATAAAAATGCACGTAAACAACTACAAGCTAATAAAACATTCTTGGCAGATTATGTTGAAGGTTATATTGATGAAACATATTTCAGATATGACTCTAAGAAATGTCGTAGAGATACACAAAAATACATATTACCAGCAGTTGAAAGAGATATCTTAACTGGTTCTAACTATAATGCAATCCAAACTGGTATTGCTTATCGTTCAGGTACTACTCTTGCAGATAATGTTATTAACGATCAGTTAGTAGAAACTATCGGTGCAATGAATGAAATCAAATCAAGAATTAATTTAAATAATGTTGAATCTGGATTTACTGTAACCGACGTTGTCTACGATCCAGCAACAGGTGTATTCACAGCAACAATCGGTAATCACGGTATGGCAGTTGGTGATTATATAATGCTTGCTGATAACGGTATTACAATGAGTTGTGATATGGGCGCTGGTGAAGTTAATCATACTTCTCCACAATCACATCACCCATATTGGCAAACACCTTGCCCAATTACTGGTGTAACTGATACAACAATTACAATGAATGTTGGAGATGGTGGCTCAGGTCAATATCCGCACACCTTCGTATCAGCCGTAGCAAACGCAATTGTTCCTGCTAAAGGAGTTGGTCTAAGCTTTACACCAACAACTGCTACTTACAATCCTGAAAGCGGAATGTTCTCAGCGACTATCGGTAAGCACGGATTACACCCTGGTGACTATGTTAAGTTCTTATCAGGTGGTATAACATTCAGTTGTGATACAGGAAGTGGAGTACAGAACGATGCTGTCCCAATGGCTCATCACGCATTCTATAACCACCCATGTTCTGTTGAGTCAGTAACATCAACAACTATTACAATGTTTGTTGGTTACAGTGCTGCTTATCCTCATACATTTGTATCTGCTTTAGATAACTCAATTACTCACATGGTAAGTATCGACGATAATGCTTCAGGATTTAGAAGTAACGAAGCTATCGATAAGATTACAAGTATTCTACAGAGCAGTGGTAAAACATATACAACAACTAACGCTACTTATAACCCAGGCACTGGTTTAACAGTTATAACAGTTGGTGCTCATGATTTACAACCTGGCGATAAAATTAATATTGCTGCTAACAGCATGACATTTACTTGTGATACTGATGGCAACGTAACTAATTATACATATCCAGCAACAACGATTACTAATTTCACACCTACTAATGCTACCTACGACCCAGCAACAGGTGTATTCACGGCAACTATCGGTGCTCATAAACTGAAAGCTGGTGATCAGATTGAAGTTGCACCAGAGAGTATCGTATTTACTTGTGCTATAGACGGTAATGCAACAAATCATCCGGTACCTGAAGCACACCATACTTTCTGGAAGAAAAAGATTACATTGACTGCAGTTGATTCTACAACCATTACAGCTAACGTTGGTGTTAGTGCAAATGGCGGTGGAGCACACACCTTTGTATCTGCTCTTCCAAATGCAATACAAGGCGAAAGACAGCATCCTGCATATAAGAAACCTGTAGTAATTGCTTCAACAACTGGAACAACTATTACTGTTAATGTTGGTACATCTTCTGATCTATCACCACATACATTTATATCAGCTACTACAGATAATATTAAGACTGCTAAATACATTTCAACATACACACCAACAAACGCTACATACGATGGTGGCACTGGTGTATTTGTTGCAACAATCGGCAGACATAATTTAGAAGCTGGTGATTACGTACAAATTAAAACTGGCTCTATTGTATTTACATGTGCTCTTGACGGAAACGCTACTGAACATGCAATTCCTGAAGCTCACCACACTAAAACTTACATGACTCCAATTGAAATTGACTCGGTAACTTCTGACTCAATATCAATGAATGTAGGACCTGCTGTTGGTGGAACTCATACATTTGTTAGAGCAGACGTTGGAGCAATTGATTCAGACGCCCTAGTATTTACTGACCCTGCTGCACAGATTAAACACTTCACACCTACCACTGCAACATTTGTACCTAGTACTGGTGAGAGCGTAGTAACTATTCCAAATCACGGTTTAACAACAGACGATTGGGTTGAGTTTGCACCATACAGTTTCACGTATACTTGTTCACTTGACGGCGATGCAACACAGCATTCATACCCAAGAAAAGGTGATGTTACTTATAGAAAACCATTCCAGATTACTGCAGTTACAACAAACACATTTACTGTTAATTTAGGTGCTAGTTCGGGTGGTACTCACACATTTGTATCTTGTGAAAAGCATGCAGTAACTCATGTATCTACGAACGGTCAAGGTCAATATGCAAGAGAACAACTACAGAATAACAAAGCATTCCTTGCGGCTGATGTTCAAGCGTATCTAGATACACAATACTTTGTATTTAATGGTGCTAAGTGTTCAAGAGATTCAGGATTTATCTTAGACGCAGTTAGACGAGACCTTGCTACTAATTCTAATTACCACGCAGTGTTTATGGGATTAGGATATAGGATTGGAACTGTCGGTGCTAATAAAGTTATCTACGATCAACTTACACAAACAGTTGGAGCGATCAACTATCTAAAAGCAAAAGTTGCGGCTGATCCTTCAGTAACAGGAACTGCACTTACAAGAGCTAATGCTTCATTCGATGAAATTGTTGATATCATGTCAAACGGTTCTGGTAATGCTAACGCTCTTACTTACGGTGATGATGCTGCAGTAAGTGTTAACCATACAACTGGAGCTTCTGCATTAATTAACAATAGAGCATTCTTACAAGCTGAAGTTACTGCTTACGTTGCTGATCAATTCCCATCGTTAAATTATAGTGTTGCTAAGTGCGAAAGAGACACAGGCTACATGATTGATGCTCTAGTATGGGATGTTAAGTACGGCTCAAATGCTGCTTCTGTTAACTTCTCAAGACTTTATTACGAAAATGCAATCAGTACATTGCCTGAAGATCAGAAATTACCTACTGCTAAGACTTGGGAGCACCTTGCAAATGTTTGTTACAAGATAGTAAGAGACCAAGCAGTTACTCCTACAACTGGTAACGCTGTTTCTCAAGATGTTACACTAACAGATGCTGGTGTTGAAGTTGGTGAAGCTGCAAGAGCTGGTGTTAATGTAACTACTCAAATTATTAGAGATAACAATTTAGATAATCTTCCGCACCATAACGAAGGTTCAGTTGAAGTTGCTATGGAACCTGCAGTTAATGCAATCGACGGCTTAACAGAAAATCTAACAGAGTCTGTTATCGAATATCTAAGAGATGAGCATAACGGATTACCAATTGTTAGAGAAAAATGTACTCGTGATGTTGGAATTATTCTAGACGCTGTATCTCGTGATATTGAATACGGCGGAAACGAAAATACATTAGAAGCTATCGATTATTACTTTAAGAGATTTACTTCTGAAAGTGCTGATTACGAGCAACAGCGATCAACTAACGTATTGCCAATTAAAGTAAGAGGTCAGTTTAAAACACTATCCGATTACGAAGATACTGCTAACGTATCTGGTTTAAGAGAAAAGATTAATGTTCTTCCTCGTGAACAACGTGAACCAATACAAGCTGCATTCAAACGACTTGCAGACGTTGCTGAAACTGTAGTTAAAGAAGTTGCTCACACAACAACTTATACTAAATTTACTCCAACTAACGCTTTATATAATCCAGCGACTGGAGTATTTACTGCAACGATCGGTACTCACACACTTAAAGTTAAAGATAAGATTTGGTTAGCACCTGAAGGATTTACATTCAGTTGTGATATGGGAGCTGGTGTACAAAGTCATACTTCACCGCAGAAACATCATCCATATTATAGTGAACCAGTAACAATTACTGAAGTCGGTGCAAACACAATTACGATGAATGTTGGAAATGGTGGCTCAGGTCAACAACCACATACATTTATATCAGCGCTAGCCGATGCTATCAGTACTGGTCCTTATCAAAATACTGATGGTACTGCTGTTAACACTGCTACAGGTACTACAGTTCACGACTTAATTGACACTGTTGCTAAATTCATTGATTATACAAATATTGAAGATGATGAATTACCAACACTTGTTAAAGCTTCGTTTGATTCTAACAGAACATTAGCAAGAAAGCAATTACAACGTAACAGAGACTTTATCATTGAAGAAGTTCAAGGGTATATTAAAGATCGTTATTACACATTCGATGGCGATAAGTGTAAGCGTGATGTTGCTTTACTTCTTGACGGAGTTAAAGTTGACGTGTTAACCGGTTCAAACTATAACGCGGTTCATAACGGACTTGCATATAGAATTGAAACACCTGGAACTAATAAAGTAATTAACGAACAATTAATAGAAACAGTTAAAGGTATTGAATTCGCCAAAGCTAAAGCAGTTGCTGCTGTAACTAATCAAGCGCTTCAAACTAAGACTGAGGAAGCATTTGACGAAATCATAGATATTATGACTAAGGGCCGAAGTGCTGCTGATGTAATTAATTATACTTCAACTGCACTTAATGTTAATAAAATTAATGGTAGATCACAATTACAAAATAACAAGGTATTCTTACAGGCTGAAATGATAGCTTGGCTTACTGCTAACAGACCTTCACATACTTATGATACTGCTAAGTGTCAAAGAGATACAGGTTACTTAATCGATGCTATATCGTTTGATCTACAACACGGTGGTAACTTTGGTACTCTCAACTTTATTAGACTATACTTTGAGAATGGTGTAAATGTTGGATTACCTATAAATCAGCGTGAACCTTCATATGCTGCATTCAGACATCTTGGTGATTGTGCAGATTTAATTATACAAGACATAAATCTAGGCGCACTTAAGTCTTCTGGTAATAGTGAAACTCAAGATTTCAGTGGTGCATCTGGTGGAGTTCTACTTGCCGCTGCTGGTGAAGATTTATTTGATATATCAGCACAAATTATCGAAGACAACGGCATGTTAATGGCTCCGGCATATGACTTACCTGATGCTGCTGCACCATACAGTGATGCTCAAATAGCTGCATTTAACGCAATAGATAATATTAAAACAACTGTTGCTGAAGGCTTAATCGAGTATGTATCTACATTCTACGATGTCTTACCATTTAGTGAAACTAAGTGCAGAAGAGATACTGGTTATATTATCGATGCTGTATCTCACGATATCCAATACGGCGGAAACAGTGCAACAGTACAAACTGCAGGAATGTATTTTGAGAATGCTGTAAATACTGGATTAAAACTTGAACAAAGAATGGGTACAAGAGATGCATTCTTACACATGTCTAAAATAGTAGAGCATGTTGTTGGTGCAGTAGATATTACAACAACTGAATTCCCTAAAGAAGCAGTATTCTACACGGGCGATATTCTAACTCAGTATGACTACTGGAGTGGTGTTGAATCATATCAAACAACTCAAGTACAGAACAAAGCAGTAATTGGAGCTAATCCAAATACATGTAAAACTGCAAGAGACCTTGTTCAAATAGTTGCTAACGCTGTTGATGATAATATTGAAATCGTATCAACAATACCAGAGATGATATTCCCATCAGAAGCTTGGGTAGCAGATAACTATAAAGTAGCTAAAGACTTAGTTGATAATCAAAGAGATACAATAGCTGAAGCAGTAATTACATATCTAAGCAGTGTACACAGTGGATTGAGTTTCCCTGCAGCTAAATGCAGAAGAGATATTGGATATATTGTAGATGCTATATCACACGATGTTCAGTATGGCGGAAACTTCGCAACAAGACAAGCTGCTGGTATCTACTTCGAAAACGGTGTTTCAGTATTACCAGTTGACACAAGAAACCAATATTCAGATATATTGAATATTCTTGGTACACTTGTTGATGGAGTAGTACAAGAAACTGATGTTTCAAATACACTATACACAATCACTCCTCAGAATACTTTGGGTACTGCTGCAACAGCAACAGAAGGCACTAGAGCTCACGATTTAATTGCTTATATCGAAGGAGTTATAAGAGCTGATGATACTGATGAATTACCGGCGATTGAGCCAGGTAATACTGGATGGATCGACGCTGAACTAACAACAGCTGCCGTAACAATCGACGATAGTACTGAAGAGCTTGCAAGTGATGTAACAACCTTCATAAATAATAACTTTGATGTACTTGATTATAACAAAGCTAAGTGTAAGAGAGACACAGGATTCTTACTTGATGCATTCAGTTATGACTTGAACTTCGGCGGTAACTCTGCTTCAAGATGGAACGCGGATTTCTACTTCTGGAACCAAGTATATAGATTACCTGAAGATCAAAGAATACCAACTGCCAAGTCTTACAGACATCTTGGAAAAATCTGTAAAGATATAGTAATTGGTGAATACGCTGGCCAGGTTCAGAATGGAGAGGTTGCAACAACTATTGAGAGTGTTAAGGTTGAAGGATTAGCAAATATCTTCTACAAGACTCAATTGTACAATGATACTAAGCAATTGCCATTACTTGAAGAGCCAACTTATCTAAATGCTGTGTTTACAGATGCTAAAAACATCTTAGGCCAACAAAGAGAGTCTTTACAATTCCAGACAGTTAGTTATGTTGGAAAGACATACAAGTTTATCGATCTTAACTTAACAAGACGTGATGCTAAAAACTTATTAACAGCGGTTAGTAATGACTTTAAATATCAGAAGTATGACCCTGATGTTGCTGCTCCAACATACGCAGACTTTGGTAGTTCGAATGCAACAATGACATATACTGCTGCATTCTTTGACTTCAAAGGTAGTCATGTATTCCCAGTGTTTAATCCAACAAAACAAGACTTGAAGTATCAAGGTTCAGTTACTCAATTATCAGATCTATCAGCGATCACCGGAATGAAACTTAATCATTCATATATAGTTGCTACTAATTACGCTACCAACTATTACGCTGGTAATATATATTACTGGAATGGCACAACTTGGGTATCTGATGGTGCGAACAATACTGATCTTCTGGATGCATTTACTGGTGCTTGGGATAAGATGAGAGATTACATTGTTGCTACTTACTCACCTAACTCACAGCACTCATTAATGATCGAAGGGTTATTTAATGACTGTGTTAAAGATAACATACTACGTCCTAATACATTGATATTCGGTTCGTTGGTTGAATCCATTGCCCATCAGTTCAACGGTGCATCGGCTGGTGTTAATAGAAACGCGTTACCGCTTAACTTTAGAAACCTTGGTTCTGCTATATCAGCAATCGCTTCGGTACTTAATGAAGACGGTGGTAGAATCCGATGGTCAGGTGCTGATGAATTGAATAACCAGTACTTCGCAAGAGGATTAAGAATTAACGGTCGAACCGGAAGGATTGAAGGTAGACCATTTACATCTTCTGTTAGAAAACTCGCAAGAAGAGCTTCTAATAGTAGAGCATCAATTTAAATAGGATAAAGATATGCCAATCACTACAATCACAACATCGCAGGCACCGGACGCAAAACCGGTAGCGATTCAAAAGGTCGTATCTACCAACTGGCAAGTACTTGTTGAAGTACCTCAATACGAGGTTCCGGAATTAGTATTTGGTGGTAGTACAACTGTTGAACCAGGCGTTGGTGAAATAATTTCGCCATTAATATTCTGTAACACAACAGCATCTACAGCAAGAGTCGACGTGAGATTTCACCGCGAAGATCTTAATGCTGAATTTTATGTTATCAGAAACATGCCAATACCAGCTTACGAAACCACTGCAATCCCGCTAAACGGCCAGTTCTTAAAGAGTGGAGACACTCTAGAAGTAATAGGTGATACGGACTTAGCAATTCATGCTACATTATCGTTCACATTAGGCCAATCTGAGGAAGATGACGTTGTCTAAAGACAATAAATAATATAATATGATCAACGGAGACTAAAGTAAAATGTCCAAATTTGGAACACTCACAGGAAAGAATCTATTAATCGGCCATGGCGTACCGCAAGCCTTTCCTATTACTCTTGATCCAGTACCATTCGAAGGTTCTGTGGTTTATGCTGATAATGGAGAGCTAAGATACTCCGACGGCACAAACTGGCTTGCGTTAGGAACTGGACCTCAAGGTCTTCAAGGTACAACTGGTATTCAAGGCGGCCAAGGTGTTCAAGGCGACTATGGTCCCGGCTTTACAATAATCGGTGCAGTTGCTGATGTTGATAGTGGTGGCGATCCTCAAGCGACTCTTAATACCGCATTCCCATCTGCTACAGTTGGTGATGGTGTTATTGATGACGCTGATGACGAGCTTTGGATTTACGACGGCACGACTTGGGTAAATATTGGATCATTTAGAGGTGTTCAAGGTTTACAAGGATCTAATGGTCCTCAGGGTGTTCAAGGAACAATTGGTAACGAAGGTATCCAGGGCGAACGAGGATATCGTGGTTTCCAAGGTCCAAAAGGTATTCAGGGTTTACAAGGTGTTCAAGGTAACTTAGGTATTCAAGGTATCCAAGGATATCGTGGCCCACAGGGTGTGCAAGGTGTTCAAGGCGAAACTGGTATTCAAGGTTTGCAAGGTCGTGCAGGACCTCAAGGTATTCAAGGCACAACTGGTATCCAGGGCGATACTGGTATTCAAGGAATGCAGGGCTTTAATGGTGATGACTCTGGCGCAATAGTTCAATACTCACTTGGTAATCAAATAACTGAATCTCCTGCTCCATCGGGCGGGTTTATGTCCTTTAATTCACCAGCAACAAACACAACATTTACTGGTGTTACTAAGATTTGGATTAATGATGATGACACGTTTAATAATAACTTAGATGGTCTATATCAATATATTGCTAGTTCATCATCTGTTAATAAAGCTTATGTTAAAGTAACAAAGCGCGATGAGCCATCACGATACGCAATTTTCTCAGTACAAAATATTGTTGAAGATATTGGTGGTACTTATTGGGAATTAGATGTAACATTCTTATCTGGTTCTGCTACTAAAGAACATTTTGTTATAGAAGATTCTGGTAATCCAGGTACCTTTATTAGTTACCCATTGATAGTTGCTTTCGATGTTTCTGGTGATCGAGGTGTTCAAGGCCTTCAAGGACCACAAGGACCTCAAGGCTTACAAGGTACTCAAGGTGTTCAAGGTCGTGTAGGACCACAGGGTGTTCAAGGCACAACTGGTATACAGGGTGTTCAAGGCCTACAAGGAGTTCAAGGTACACAAGGTCAAGTTGGACCTCAGGGTGTTCAAGGCCTACAAGGACCACAAGGTTTACAAGGTTCAGCTGGTGACTTCGGTGGTATTTCATACGAATATACTTACGGTATTGCTACTGATGATGCAGATCCAGGCTCTGGTAACTTAAGGTTCAGTTCTACAAACTTCTCATCTGCTAACTTAAAACTATGGATTGATGACGAAGAAGCAAACGCTGTCAATGTTATGGATGGCTTACTTACTGAATTAGATGCTCTAACAGGCTCACCTAAAGGTTATATTAGAGTAGTTAATTCTGCTAATTATGCTGAACAAGCACTTTTCAGAATTGATCTTATCACAGATAAAACTGGTTATTGGCAATGTGATGTTACACGTTTAAATGGTGCAACTGCATTTTCTAATTCTACAAATTTAAGAGTCACATTCTCAAGAAATGGCGATCGTGGATTACAAGGTATCCAGGGTGTTCAAGGTGTTCAAGGCCAACTAGGTTTCCAAGGTACTCAGGGTATTCAAGGCGAAAAAGGTATCCAAGGATTCCAAGGCCTTCAGGGTTTACAGGGTGTTCAAGGCGAATCAATTCAAGGTACTCAAGGTACCCAAGGGATAACAGGTTCTCAAGGACTACAGGGTATTCAGGGATTACAGGGTGGTACTGGTGGACAAGGTACTCAGGGTGTTCAAGGAACAACTGGTATTCAAGGGTTGCAAGGCTTACAAGGCGAACAAGGACAATATGGTGGATTAACATTCCCATGGAACTTTGTTAATAACACACTTGGTGGTACTGACCCTGGCACAAACAATTTCAAATTCAATAATGCTAACCCAACAGCTGCAACATTAATTACAATTGATGATATTCCTGTTGATCAGTTCGCAGAACAAGTAGACGATTTCTTTGATTTTATTGCTGGTCAACCAGGTACAGTTAAAGGTTATCTAAAAATACAAGAAGGTAATTACGACGATGGTTCTGGCCCGGCTGGACATCATTGGTTAATATACGAAATTACTGGTTGGACATGGGACAGCGGTTCAAAGAATTACGGTTACTGGGATGTTAATTATGTTGATGGTAACGTTACTAACTGGCAGACTTCTGTTAACGCGGTACACGGACCAACTACTCTAATTACATTCGTTCCTCGTGGCCCAGCAGGTATTCAGGGTGCTCAAGGCACACAGGGTATTCAAGGCTTACAAGGTTTAACAGGTGCTGGTACTCAAGGTATCCAAGGACCACAAGGTACTTTAGGTTTACAAGGAACATCTGGTTCATTCGGTGGTGTAACCTTTGATTATACTTACGATAGTTCAACATTAAATAGTGACCCAGGTACTGGTAAATTAAGAATTAATAACGCTACGTTATCATCTGGTACTGCAATGTACATTGATAACCGAGACGATAACTTCATTGATATCGCCACGTTCTTATCAACTATTGATGATTCAACAAGCCCAATTAAAGGCCACTTTAAAATTACTAAGGTTGGTTCAGCTGAGATATTCCACTTATATACTATTAGTTCGGCTGTAGCGATAGGCGGAGGATATTATAACGTAGGTTGTGCTCATGTTGATGGTAATGGTGCTCTTGCTAATGATGACGATATAACGATTACTTTTGCAAGAACAGGTGATGCTGGTTCAACCGGTTCAACTGGTGCTCAAGGTACACAAGGACCTCAGGGAACTCAAGGTTTCCAAGGCTTGCAAGGCCTTACAGGTGCTGGTGCTCAGGGCTCAACAGGTAGTACTGGATCACAGGGTGTTCAAGGTTTACAAGGTTCACTTGGTGTTGGAGCAGATGGTGTTCAGGGTATTCAAGGTTTACAAGGTGTTCAAGGTAACTTAGGTATTCAAGGTACACAAGGTCTCACGGGTGCTGGAGCAGATGGTGCTCAAGGTACTAGCGGTGCTCAAGGTGTTCAAGGTACTCAGGGTGTGCAAGGAACAACAGGTTCTGGTACTCAAGGTGCTGATGGTATCGGTGCTCAAGGTATACAAGGTATTGCTGGAGCAGGCGGTATTGGTGGACAAGGTACACAGGGTATCCAAGGTGTTCAAGGATCTGACGGCCCTCAGGGTTTACAAGGTGGTGATGGTGGCGAAGGCCAACCAGGCGGACCTGGTTCTCAAGGTATACAAGGAACAACCGGTTCTGGTACTCAAGGTATACAAGGACCTCAAGGTGCTGATGGCTTTGGTTTTCAAGGTTCTTCTGGACAAGGCACACAGGGACCTCAAGGTTTAACAGGTTCTCAAGGACTTGGTGGTTCAGGCCCGCAAGGTACTCAGGGTGTTCAAGGATCAACTGGTAACGACGGCCCTCAAGGAACAACTGGAGATGGTATCCAAGGACTTCAAGGCCCGCAAGGTGTGTCTGGTGTAGTTGGTGTTGGTACTCAAGGTTTACAAGGTATCCAAGGCACACTCGGTACTCAAGGTTTACAAGGTATAACTGGTCTTGGTGTACAGGGTCCATTAGGTTTCCAAGGTGCTCAAGGAAATGAAGGAGCAGGAAGCGCAGGACCTCAAGGACCGCAAGGTGACTTAGGTATTCAAGGTACTCAAGGCCCATTCGGTTTCCAAGGTACAATCGGTTCAACATCTGCACAGGGTGATACTGGTATTCAGGGTAACCAAGGTACTCAAGGATTTGACGGAGGCGGTGGTTTCCAAGGTATTCAAGGTAACTTAGGTACTCAAGGACCGCAAGGTTTAGACGGCGGAACTGGTGGATCAGGTTTCCAGGGCGCGGATGGTATTCAAGGGCCAGGCGGTTTCCAAGGTGGAACAGGAGTTACAGGTGAAGGTGTTCAAGGTCCTAGAGGTTCTCAAGGATTAGTTGGAGCTGGTGGTCAAGGGCCATCTGGTCCTCAAGGTCCGGCTGGTTCTGAAGTTGGTCCGCAGGGTTCTGCAGGATTCCAGGGTTCATTAGGTAATGCTGGTCCTCAAGGTACTATTGGTGGTAGTGGTGTTGGTATTCAAGGATTGCAGGGTACTGGTGGTAATAACGGTGCACAAGGACCATTTGGTCCACAAGGTGTTCAAGGTACTGCAGGCGGTAGTACTGGACTAGATATTGCAAGTTTACACACATCTGGTCTACAGGGTACTGCAATGTTTATCACCATGGTACAAGGTGGTAGTGGAGTACGTCCTTTATATGGTACAACTTCTCCAAACCCAGGTGGTGAACAGAACTTCTTCTATACAGCTAACGATGACGAGTTAACATTAGAAAATCTTAAGATTGATGGTTCAGCTACACTTAATGGCTCGACAATTACGTCATGGCCTTCAGGTGGTAGTGCTATTACTGTACAAGATGAAGGCTCATCATTAGCAACAGCGGCCTCAACTATTAACTTTGTTGGTGCGGGTGTTGTAGCATCTGGAACAAGCGCTACTAAAACAATTACAATTGGTGGCGGTGGTGATGCTAACCAGAACACATTTAGTAATGTAGCTGTTAGTGGCCAATCAACTGTTGCAGCTGATACTACAACTGATACATTAACATTAGTTGCTGGTTCCAATGTAACAATTACTACTGATACTACGACTGACAGTGTTACAATTAACTCATCTGGCGGTGGTGGTGGTGGATACTCTACAATTACTGCTGTTGGTACTAATGCTGACTTACAGCTGGTCTTCCATACTGGTGGCACGGCACTTCAGGCTGATGCATCCAATGGGCTAACCTTCAATCCTAGTAGTGATGAATTAAAAGTTGGTGGTGATGGTACATTTGGTGGTGATGGTACCGCAGCGTCATGGATTAATACAGGCTCCGTAGCAAGTGGTATAAAATCTTATATGACAGGTGGCACGGCTGCTGGTGTACCTATTGGTAGATTAAGTTCTGAGTGGTCAGGATCAACTTGGAATGTTATGAATTGGACCCCAGGTGGTGTTGCTATATCAGGTTGGTTAACTACTAGTGACTATATTGTTTGCTCCCAAGATGTTGATGCTGTTAACTTTAACTCAACGTCTGATGAGTCACTTAAAGAAAATGTAGAAACAATTGAAAATGCACTTTCTAAAGTTATTAACATGCGTGGTGTTAACTTTAATTGGAAAGAAAATAGTCAACCAGGCACTGGTGTAATAGCACAAGAAATTGAAACTGTTCTTCCTCATGTTGTTACAGAAAATAATGAAGGTATTAAGCATGTTCAATATGGTAACATAGTTGGTACATTAATCGAAGCAATTAAAGAGCAACAACGACAGATCGAAGCGCTGCAAGAAATATCACATGCTCCTATTGAAGCTGGTGGAGCTACTGAGTTACTAGGCTTAATTAATGATATTGAATCTAGATTAAACTTACTGGAAGAATAATGTGGTTAGATATTATAAGGGCGAGTTCAGAGATGAGCGCACTGAGTTTGAGCGCATAACAAGACAATTTGTAGGTAATGACCCACAAGCTGTACAAGATCAGTTAAGATATTTAGAAGGTTTATTTTATAATGCTCGGCCGCAAAAGCTTAGAGACTCAATGTGGAGAAACCTGCAAAATACTAGCAGTTGGGAAGTAAAAACAGTAGATAGCATCTTTAGAAATTTAAGAAGAGATGGTGTAAGACGAAACATAAGTAGAATTGCTAATCAGTTTATAGGCGAAGGTATGATTAACGGTTTTAATGGAAGAGTTGAATGTCCTATAATATTACATTCTCCTGATCAGACAGGGAATGAATATCAACTTGTTGCAGGAAATACTCGTCTATCTATGGCAAGAGCGCTAAATCAGACTCCAGAAGTTATTATATTGGAAACGGACTGGTAATAAAGCGAATAAATAATATAGATAATGTAAGATATTAAAATAAAGGTTTATCTCTAATGGCATCAAGAGCAAATATATACATCGATAAAGGCTGTGATTTTAGAACCACCATTGAACTTTTCAATGAGGTTGGTACTGATTATTCTGCTTCTGAAATCGCTGTGTACAACTTCTATTCAGGCATCAAAAAGGTGTATTCTGACTCGACGAGTATCGTAAACTTTACTATTGAAACTTCTAACAACGATATTACTCTTGTTTTAACTGATACGCAGACAGACTCGATAAAGCCTGGAAAATACCAATATGATGTAATCATGCAAAAACAAACAGGAGAGAGATCTAAAATAGTTGAAGGCTTAGCATTCGTAGTCGATACTGTTACGGAGGTTTCGTAAGTGTCAATAAAGGTTAAGGTCGGCGGCGGTCGATCTATTAAGGCCGTTCCAAAGGAAGGGTCAACTACTTCAATTGTAGCTCCAGCAGAACGAAAACCGCAAATTGTTCCAGATTCCGTCGTTCTTGGTATAGACACGATAGGCAATTATGTTCAGCAAATAGAAAGTGCTAATGGTATTGTCATTACACAATCGGTTTATGATCAAGCCGCAAACGTTGTAATAGGTCACGCTAACACATCCTCTGAAGTTAGTACAGTAAATGGTAATCTATCCTTTCCTCGAAATATTGGTCTTGATGAATTTGGCCACGTAACATTATTTCAAAATACTCAGTTTAATCCTTTAAACTTTACCGCAAATTCTTCTACTATTTCCTCTGCTGATATTACACTCGGTACAACATCTCTTACATTAGGCGAAACAACAACAGAGATCGAAGGTCTTACCGTACTAACAATAAACGGATTATTCACTGCTGCCAACGGTGCATTCTTACAAGGTATAGATGTTACAGGTCAGGCAGAAGTTGGTTCATTAAATGTTGAAGATTTAACTCCTACAAGAATAGTATATGCAGGAACTGACGGTGAGTTAGTTGATTCTGCTAATCTAT